ATTTCTTTATAAACCAGTCTTCCCATTCCTTTGTCACAACGGCTAATGGGTGAAAGTGATACATTCCTTTTGGGTACCTGACAAAGCATTTTGTGCTTTCTCTTCTTCCGCCTTCTTCTCTCATTAATCCGACAATGCATACATTCATGTTATTTTCGCTTTCGTATTCTCTCAACGGATTTTCCTTTACATTGAAGCAACACTTATCAGATATCTTCAGCTTGTCATATCCGTTTTCAAACTGATATTTAAGTATCTTTGGACACTTGTTCGAGTTAAAGTTGTATTCACCATCTCTATATTTAAGTGCTGAATTGCTTTCGTTGTTTCTTTGATAGATTGCCACCATTTCAGAATGATGTTTGCTTTTAAATGGGTATCCATCTTTTTCTAACATATTCTTTATGTTTGTCTTTGGCTTTAAAATAATAAATCTATCGTCATTGCTTGCTATTTCTTTTACAAAAGCAGTTATAGCTTTATAATCCATTCCAGTATTTGCGTATACTCTTTTAATCTTGTTTCCAGGTATTGCAATATCAATTAAATAGTGAAGTATAGTGCTATCTTTCCCACCACTGAAGCTAAGATAGCACTTGCCCTCACCATATTTTTCAATTGTTTTCTTAATGACCTCAATACGGTCAAATAATAATAGTTCGTTATCCAACTCACCATACTAACTAAAATCTTAGTATGGTAAATCCAAAACCGAATATGCTTACATATTCACTTGATGTATCTTTACATCACTGCTCTCAGTAGTTCAGTGACAACCTAGTTTCACTAGGATTAGAGTTGTTTCCCCTTTCTTATTGTTTCTATTTTCTTCATATTTTTGTTTTAGTTTCTTCTATTATCTAAACATCATCTTTACCAACATATGCATCATTCCAATTACGATAATGACAGACACTGGAATTAAACACATGATTAATGCATAAACAAAAGCTGCTACAAAATGTTCATTAAACATTTCTGCAAACAGCAATGAGATGAAAATAATCAATACGACACATAATAGTGATTTAATTACATTTGATTTATTAATTACTCCCACATAATAACCATCCTTTCACTGCTGAATTACTTCAGTTCTTATACTTAATATTATAGTAGTTTTTTAGCACTTGTAAACAATTTTCGCTGAATTTCTTCACCTTTCTTGTTTCTAGTGTGTTACTAGCATGTTACTATTAGACACAAATTCTTAGATTTTGACAAAAATAAAAGACCCAAGGAATGTTGAATTTCCTTGGGTCTTATGTATTCTCTGATAGTCTTGAACTATCGTTTTGATAGTTCCAAGATAACTGTATTCATTATGTTATAAGGCTTTCTGATGTGTTTGTCACTCTTTTGTTTCTATCAGGTTACTAACGCAAAAGTCTTTTTACTTCTGCTTGAACAGCAGAATAATTATATCCTGCCTGTTCTAACTTAGATTTTCGTGTTGCACCATTGCCCCACTTCCCCTGAATAACTTCCTTTGCAACTTCAGTCACAGACTTCTGTCCACAAAGTTCATTGACTTTTTGCTGAACTTCAGAATAGTTATATCCTGCATTTTTAAGTGCAGTCTTTCTTGTAGTTCCATCTCCCCATTTTCCTGCAAGAACTTCTTTTGCTACTTCAGCAACTGATTTTTTTGGTGTGGATGTTTTACCACTTGCAAGTTCATTGACCTTTTTCTGAACTGTTGCATAATCATAACCTGCACTTGTCAGTCTGTTCTTTCTGTCATCACCATTGCCCCACTTACCTGCTAATACTTCCTTTGCAATGGTTGTGATATCTTTCTTTGTTGTAGAAGATGCAGGTGTGGATGCAGACTGTGTTGTGTATGCAGGAACACCAAATCCTCTGATATACTTTCCATTGACTGCAAGTGTTCTTCTTCCAACCTTGTTTGAAATATTTCCTTCAATGACTGTGATTGTCTTACCATCACATTTTTCAACAATTCCAACATGGTCAGATGAACCTACATTGTCACCAATGCCTGAATCCTGCCAATCATAGAATATCACATCACCTGCTTTTGGAACATATGCATCATTTTCAACCCAACATCCAATCTTCTGAAAACATTTAATCATGTAATTACATGAACATTCTGTTGGAATGATTCTTGTATAACCAAGTTTTACTGCAACAGCAGATACAAAGGTTGCACACCAAGAATCCGTATATCTGACTTTGTAACCTCTTGATCTTGGAGCGTGCGTGTTGTAGATATCAATAATCTTCTTGTGCGATCCATCTGCTTCATTATATCCAAGCCATGCTTTTGCCTGATTCACTACTGCTGTTCTATCATATGACATACTGTTGTTACCTTCTTTCTTGTCGTACTGTGTCAAATCATATTGATTGATTAACTTCATGTTGTTGTCTACATAAGTAGAAGATGTTGCATATCCATCTGCCTTGATGGTTTCGAGATATGTCTTAGGGTCTTTGATGCCCTTCAGATTGCTATATCTTGGAAGCTGAATGAATTCAAAATACCCTCTGATTCCATCTTCCATGCTGTCATAAACTCTGAAATTATCTTTGATTGTTGTTAGTGTTCCAACTTCATATTCTTCCTGTGTTGTCAGATTTACTGATTTTCCTGTCCATTTAGTCCCACATTTCAGACCAAAATAATTGTGATATGTGGAAGCAAGTTTTGACTTGCCCCACCCACTTTCTAAGATTGCCTGTGCAATGATTGGACTATGAACCAAGATTCCATAATAAGGTGCTACTTCGCAGACTGTATCTGCAACTTTTTTGATGAATTCCTGATTAGTCATTCATTACCCTTCTTTCTGTTCTGTTAAAACATCAATTGCTTTATTGATTACATCAGGTAATGGAAGACCCATAAGACCTGCATTTTCCACAATTGAAATCAATTCATTTGTCATAAACCCAATAACTACTGCATCTCTGATGTAATTCACACCAATTGCTAAATCCAATCTATATGCAATCAATACAAACAATAATGTCATGCACTTCCTGCAAAGACCCTTCCATCCTGCTTTGCTTTCCAATGCACCTGATTTAGTTTTGTTGGACTTGTGAAAAATACCTGCAACTACCAATCCTGAAAAATAATCAATTATCATAAAAATAAGTAGTGTAGCCAAACCTGTGTCCCATCCACCAAATGCTGATGCAATGATGCTTCCAATGACACCAATGCCTGTGCAAATTCCTTCTTTAATATTCATCTTGTTTATCTTCCTTTCTTTTTAGTCCAAAACAGTTCCCCAATTGGTGACTAGAACAGTCCCAATCCAGTATTTTCAACACAGTTCACTTTTCTCACAGATGCAGCAGACACATCACTACTCATATTAGTTGTCATTTTGCCATAAGTAACATTGTTGTAAACATCGTTTGTTTTATATGGACAAGTGATTGTGCCAATTGTACTGTTAATGATTTTCAATGCTTCATTTGCACTTCCACCTGCTGTCAAACTATTTATACAACAATTGATATATGCTGTGTCATATCCACCCGGATTTGGAACAAGACCATTGCACAATAAGTTATGAACTACATTGTGGCGCATTGCCAACCAACCATCTTCAAAGTCGATTGACCATCCATAAGTACCTGTACTATTTGAAAATCTCGCCCCCTGTTCTGCATAACAATCTTTTATTACACAGTTCGTACCACCACAAACTGCAATTGCCATGGCATGTGGATTGATAAACTTACAATTATCAATATAGTATTGTTCAGGGTCTAAAGAAGGCCAAAAGCGAACAACGTGTGGTGTGTCTGTAGCACTATTTCCTGTTGGTGCTTTCCAAAACATCACTGCACATTTGAAGTATACTGCTTCTTGTGGAAGTAAATATGATTCAAGTGACATTTGATGTTCATTGTGTTCAATAAGTTCTTTGTCAGCATTATACCACCATGTTTCATACCACCAACCTGCAGAACCTTGACGGGTAGCAGTTCCCATCTGTCCAAGTTTGTAATATTTCATATGAGTATATTCTGTGATATGGTCAGAATATTCATATCCCAATTTCAAAAAGTCAGATGTACTGTACCATGCCCCTGTTTCATCAGTTTCCAAAACTGTACCATCAGCAGACCATTTTCCTGCTACAAAGTCACTATACCGCATGCAACCACGAACTGCGCCATCAAGAGATGTTCCTGACCACATACGGAAACCATTATTACCAAAAGTTATGTTATATCCGACAGTCCCTTCAAATCTTATGTTTTCAATGCGATTCTTTTTTCCACCTACCCATGGAAATGCAAATGAATATGAGAACATAGCATAATAATTTTCTGCATATTTATTGCCATTCACATATCTTTCACCATAATAGTTAAGATTCTTGACTGTGGAATTGCTACACTCATTTTCTACTTTGTTTCCACCATCTAAATTAGATGTACCAAATGAAAACATTGTGTAATTTGTACCTTTTGACATTATACATCTGTCATTATCCTGCACATAAAATGATGAACCATTGAAATCAATTGTGAAATCAGATGGAACAATGATGATAGGTATTGCATTTCCACTTTCATCTACATTTTCAAATGGTTTCACCTTATAATCTAACTTTGGAAAGACAACACCATTGTATCCATTTCTCTTTGCTTCATAGATGGCATCCCTTATTGCTTTTAATACCTGCACTGGATTTGTTGATGTCAGCGCATTTATTCCTGATGAATAATTCTCAGA